CATTGGTCTGAGTGATGTAAATAAGCGAAGTTGCCTCTCGAGAAGCGTCAACCTTCAACTTGACTCCAGAGACTGCCTTTGCCACAGAGAAGGGGAATATCTTTTTATTGGCTTGTTCCCATTTGCGCGCCATACCAGACAAAGGAACCTTTGTGTAACTCTTCTGGACTTCTTGGATTGCAGGTTGAGCGATACGGGTTGCGTCGGCGGTGAACTGCTTACGGAGACCAGGCTCAATCTTGTTGAGCGAACGAATAGCGTCACGAACTCCGACGACTTCAAGTGAAGTGTTTGCTGTCATCGTCTGCTCCTTTGTGATTTCTGTTGTTCGTTCAACACGTCAACAACCGTGAAGAGATCGTCTGTGTCGAATGGGATGTCGGGTGTCCAGTATCCAGTCGCGACAAGAACCTCGGCTAGTGAGCGTCGGAAACTGCCGCTTCTGTAAAAGACGGTGAGTCCTCCGACACGACTTCAATGGACTTGGTTTTCTTAATGAATTCGTCAAAGGCGAGCGGGGTGGTGATTCCCGCAGCTCGAGCAGATTCGAATGCAAAGAATGCAAGGTCTTCTGCGCCGATGCCGTTTGCGAGACTAGATGCTTGTCGTTTGAATTTGCGTTCCCATGCCACGACAACGAAAAGATTCGTTTCGCATTCATAAGGGTCGCCTTCAATCGGTGTTACTTGTAGTCGGATTTTCATTTGTTTCCCTCTTCTATTTTCTAGACGATGTCTCGTACCCAGGTGCCGTTTGAGAACGACACTGAGGCAACCGCAAGGGTACCGATGGATGACATGATGACTGGTGCAGCATCCAATGTGCAGGTCGTAATCGTGTATTCAGGGTTTGATGCTGATTCGGTTGTCCCTGATGGGGAAACAACGATTGTGCATGAACCAGCTGCCACGATTGCTGCAAGAAGGGTTTCGATTTCTCCGACGCCGTATGAGAGGTACAGATCGAGGTTAACTGCCACCGATTGGAGGCCTTTTGTTGCCTGTCGGCCAGTATCAGATAGCGAAGTTGACTCGAGAAGCTCGAAGCCCACCATTACTTCACATTTTGAAAGTTGATCGGATACGTCAATGACGGAACCGCCAGTTGGGGTGATGTTGCAGGTTGCACCTGACAGGAATGTACTTGTTGCCATGATGGCTCCTTAATTTCTCTTCACGGCGATTGCCACCGTGAGGTCGTATGTGGGTATGTCTTGCCCGCCGTAGTTTGCATTGCCTGGACGGGCGTCTGTAACTGCGATGGGCGAGTTCATGATGGTGTCAACTGTTGACATGAGATAGTCGCCAGAGTCTTGATTGCCTGGAGGAGCTGCCAAGACTCGGACGGGAATGCGAAAGTCGCCCACGTTGTAAGTGAACGAAGTCATGACGGGAAGTTCAATGAAGACAGACATTGGTCGCGCGTTGCGCGGGTCTGTGACTGGTTTCAGGCCAAGAGCGGTGAGTTGTGTTTTGATTGCGTTGACTGCGTCGACGAGGATTCCTGTTGCAGCCATTACGCGACCTGTGGTCTTCCGCAGCCGATGAGAGCCATGATGCGTCCCATTGTTGAGGGGATGGGGATTGAAGACATTGCGTCGAATGAGGCGAAGGAGTCTGCTGATCCGCGCTCACGATAGAGGGTTGCTGCGTACATGATTGTGCCGAGTTTGACGTCGGCACCTGGCACTGTGGATTGCGAGTCGGTGTATCCGGCTTCGCGACGCTTGCGATAGATGTAGTTGTTGGCTGCGTTGACGCAGACTGTGATGAAGGCTGTGTCGTTGGCGGTTGCGACGTCGATGCCGAGCCAACTGGTTACGTCACTGGAATTTACCCAAGACACAGAAGGCGTAAAAGTAACTGTTCCGGTGGCGGTGTCCCGAGGGAAGTCGACGCCTGCATTGACATAGAGAAACTGATAAAGATGAATTACATCGGAGTCAAAGAGAAGGTCGCCCTCGTCAGATACTCCGATGAACTCGAAGTCTTGTGTTGAAACAATGGTTGCCGTTGCGTTGAATCCATGACTTGCGCCTGCAATAGTCACGGAGTCTCCGACTTGGATACCAGTTTCAACGAAGGTCTGGAGAACGGCATACCCATCGAGGCGCGTATGAAACGCGAGATCGTAAGTAGCCATTTTCCAGTTCCTTTAAGAATTCGTCTGAATCAGACGAACGCAGCCTTGACAAACTTGGTTGGGTCAATCATGAGTGTTGCAAGGTAACCGCGGAATGCGATTGTGCGGCTCAGGGTTGACGGAACGTCGATGCTGATTGCGCCCTTCTGCTGTTCAAAGATTTCGTAGCCAGATGGGTCACCAACGATGACTGTGCTTGCTGCGAAGTTGCGGTCAACAACAACCTTCAAGCCAAAAGCCATCATGTCGGTTGAGTTTGCATTTGAACCACCGAATGCGTTCATTGGCCCGACGTTCGGGAACAATGGACGGTCTGCGGTGTCGCTGAGTGACGAAAGGCTTGCCCATACGTTAGGTGCGAGGAACAAGTGCGTTGGCAAGTTGCCATTGCTTGACGAGAGAATCGTTGATGCTGCGCCGTAAATCCACTCAACCCAATACGCAGGATCAGCACCTGATGCGCTTGCGAAGTTGCGAGTGACTGATGCTCCGGTAGCAAGGTTGTCAGCTGCGACGTTGTCGGTTTCGTTGGCGTAAATGCGAGCCATGTCGTCAAGTAGAAGACCAATGATTTCAGGCTGTGACCAGTCAATTGACTGCTCGGACAAGGTGACGTATCCGCCGTATGTTGCCTTTGTAACTTGATTGTCTGTGATAACAAAAGTGCCTTGAGTCAGCGCGGTGTTTTCAGTTGCCTGGTTGCCGATTGAAGTATGTGTTGTTACTTCTGGACGAATAAATACTTTTCCGCCTTGTGGCATCGCCTTTGCACCGATTGCGTCGATTACTGGACGACGACCGATGAAGTTGTTGTAGACAGGCTGAACGATTGGAAGTGGAAGAACACCTGGGATGTCTGAGGTGAGGACGTTTGGTGCAGCTGCACGGATGCCTTCGCTCATTGCTCGCCATTGGTCTCCGCCAACGAAAGCGGCTGAAATGTACTCGGCTGCTGACGGCATGATGAAGTCGCGCTTAGCTGAAGCGAAAATTGGGGATGTTGGGATGGCGTCGGGCGCGGAGGCTTCGACTTGGGTTTCTTGTGACATTGTTTCCTCCTGGAGACTTGTGTCGGGTTGGGGTTCGGTTGCTTCTTCTTCGACCTCTTCAGGGTCGGGTTCTGAAGCAGCGATGGAATCGATAATCGCGTCGGCGTAAGCCGGAACTGCGACGACCGAGAGTTCGGACAATGTGGCTGACGAGACGATCATGACGCCGTTCTTGTCGTACTTAAATTTTTTGGGTACTGCACCGACGGATACCGAGTCGTATGCGGACATTTGGATTAGTTCAACAACGTCGTCGGCTGCTTTAGATCGAGCGAAAGTTGCAGAGAATCCAAGACCGTTGTCAAGGTCAACAAGTTCGGTGACGATGCCGATGGGGCGTCCGTCGTGGTTTTCAAGAAGTCGCGCGGGCTTTGCATTCAAGTCAAATGCTCCGCGCTTGAACATGACCTTTTCGCCACCTGAGACGGTTGCGACTGTGTCCCATGGGACTGCAATGCCGGTGATGGTGCGCGGTGCATCTTCTCCAGTTGCTGCGTCAAGAGTGACGGGGACGGCGGTGAACTTGATCATGAAGGCATCTCCTCGAGGTCGGGTACTTGTGGTTCAACTAGAACATCGTGCATGTCGCCAATGGCTAGAAGGTCGTCGGTGTCAAAGCAGACATAGCGTCCGCGACTGACAACGTCGTTCATGCTGAGGCGAGATTCAATTGCATGTGCGTACATTTGCGCGCCGAAAAGCCAAAGGTCTTGACGGGCTTGCGAAGCGTTTTGATATGTCATCGATGCGCCTGGAGTCGGAGCAGAGACAAGGTATGCGGGGACTGAACACATACGGGAAAGGTCGAGTGCTTGATATTCGCGTTGCGCTGCGTTGACTTCTAGCGGGTCGCGGTCAAACTCAACAAAGTTGACGTAGTTGTTCAACGCGCCAATGACGTTTCCTTCGCGACGAGCCTGCGCCCATTGTGCAGCAAGGTCTCCGAGTTCTTCACCAGACATTGTCTCGCCCGCTGAGGTTTGCTGAAGATAGCCAGGAACGGTTTCGATTGTTGCTGCGCGGTCTGCGTACTGGTCAAGGTGAGTTGCAATGCTGACGGAGCGTCGGCCTGAATACATGAGACCAGTTGTCGGTGCGAGGAAAGTAATGATTTCGTTCGGGTCTAACGGGATGCCGTTGAACTCAATGACGTCTGGCATGCCGAAGAATTGTGGGCCAACTTGGTTTGGAGTTTGAATGTTTGCGGAAGGTAGCCATTCGAAAGACATTGGGCGTCCGTCGGTTGCATTCCTGGAGGTGACCGCCCAGAAGGCGCGACCCGTCATCCAGAGGTCTGTGACCGTGTTGGCAAGAATGAACTGTCGCGGAACTTTCGGATCAGGATTCTCCATCCATGACTCGTTTGGTACATAAATTTCTTCGTACTCTTCGCCGTTCCACTGCTTGATGTACTGACGGAACTCAAGGCCAGAGATGGTCGAGGCGAGAAGGTCTCTCGCCCGCGACACAGTCGGAAGACTAAGGGCGACCTGCTCAAAAGCACCGCTAGACCATGCATACATCGGCGGAATGCCGGCAACACTGGAAACTCCAGCGGCGGCCTTGATTGGCGAAGATGCAAACTCAGCAGTAGTTATTTTTCGGGAGAAGAACGCCACGGATGGAGTCTCTCACAAAGTAGTTGCAAATGCAACTATCTCCCAAATGCCATTGCGGCGCGTCCCGTGTTGGAAGGTCGGGAAACAAGTGCTGCTGCGACGACAAGAAGTCGCGCTGCTTCAATTGGGCCAGGGGAGCGTTGCGAGGAAATCACGACCTGACCGTTTGCGCGGGCAAGTACCGCGCGGTTGACATGGGTTGCAAGTAGTTCTTCGCCTCGGTGGTAGATGCGTTTCTCGAGGATGAGCGAGCGCGTCAGACCCGTAAATTTCAATACTTCGGCGTAGCCGAAAATTTGACGTCGCCGTTCTAGTTTCTCTGGCGTATGAAGGTCGAGTGCCGGAGTAATCGCCAGACGCAACTTCGGGTCTGCCTCCATTGCTTCGTTAATCTTTATCCACATCTCCTTCAGGGACTCTGTGGAGAACTGCACGGTGGCAATGATGTTGCCTTCTTCGGTAAGTCCGCACCTGATGCCCACATACTTCTCGCCCCCTGTCGATGAGTCAACGCAAAGGACGCCTCCTGCGGGACAGTCTGATTCGGTGAACAATTTGTCCCAGACGCCAGGTTGAATCCAAGCGTCCGCCGATGAGACCCACAGGTTTAAGTGGGCGCGGAGGAACGCTGCACGATCAGGAGTTTCCGCAGCTGCTTGCAACGCCTCGAGAGTGATGGTCTGACCGAGGGCGGGGTTGGCGTAGCCCCAATTGATTTCGTCGTTCGGGTCAACCGACGGGAGACTCCATTCGGCAAAGTAAAGACGAGTTTGTTTCTGCTGATCTATTGCTCCGATGGCTGCCTCGCGGAGACGTTGCATTGTCTTAGAAGATTCATCGCCAGAAGTTGACCAGGAGGAAAGCAGCGGAGACTTGACCGCAATCTGCGACGGGCGGAGCGCATCGAAATAGACCTCTTCGGAGACGTTCCAGATTTCGTCAACAACAATCAGGTCGTAAGTTCCGCCGTGAAGGTTTGGGGTCGCAGCGCGAACTTCCCACGTCGACCCGTTCGGCATCTCGACTTTGTTGCGTCCGTAACTCCAGGTGACATGGCCTTCAAATTGTGCCTCGAGTACCGGTGCAAGTTCGTTGAAGATTGCAACCGCGCGATCAAGTTTGTTGGCAACGGAAAGAACGTGGATTGGTTTTCCGCGCATCGCTGACCAGTCCGTTAAGAAGTACCCACATAACGAGGTGAGAGCGACCGATTTTCCATTTTGTCTGGCGCAGCTAGTTAACGACTCACGAAACACAAGGTCGCCATTCTCGTCATGAGTCAACTGACCATTGAGCGCCACCTTTTGCCAATCGAACAACGTCCTCGAAAGAACTCTTTCCGACCATGCAGCAACCGCATCGCCATAAGAACCACTTCCATTATGCAGCGACTCGAGACGGGGCGAACTCTGCCCAACCCCGAGAACCAACTCCGAAGACGCAGGACATCGAACTGATTCGGTTTGAATCTCTTCAGATAAGAGAAAGGA